TCTCCCGCCGTTCAAAGCAGTTCTTACAGCAGTATCAAGCCTTAATCTTCGACCGGATTCATATTCTACATGAGTTAATCCGCGATCTGCGATAATTCGAATAGTCTTTCGCATCTCATTGTAAAACGTTTCCTTCCCCTCATATATATTAGTAACAGCCTTGTTTAAGATATCTACATAGAACTCATGTAATGATTTAAACTCATTATTCACATTAAGAAACCCTATAGTTTCAGTTATATTTTTAATATGATTTGTTGTCTCATCCGTTACAATGTTTATAGCAGTTTGAATTTCATCATTTCTTCTAAATGGAAAAATAAAATCTCTTAATCTTTGGAATATAGACCGCTTTTCTACTGTAGGCTCTTCCTCAATTCCGGGTGGAAATACACGATCTTTTATCCTTTGAAGCATAGATCGTGTATCCAGAGGCATTTCACTGCTTTTCCGTCTGAATGGCAATGCAGATGTTGATATAATCGATGATACAATAGCTATTATATTTGCAAAAGGTAAAACAGATATTAATGGCAATAATAAAACAATCTTTTCCGCTATATCTGATAAAAAATCATTGTATTCAGATTCAATAGCTTTACTATATATCTCATGAATTTCATCTTTTATCCCGGCTAATATATCATTTAATTGATTGTTTATATATTCTAAATCATTGTCTATATTTTTGATTATGGCTAATTTGTAAGAATCCTCAGTATCTAACTCAGCTATCGCTTTTATCCGGCTTGCTATCATTTTGATAACATCCGTTTCTAAGCTTATAAATTTATTTACAATTGGAGCGGGTAAAGTTATCATTTGTCTTTCAGTCAACATTTAATCACCTAATTTATTAAAGGGTCATGTCCGTCATCTCTTGATGATTTTTTCTTCCGTGTTCTTGATTTTGGTAGATTTTTTTTTTGTTCAATCCTTGATAACTCATGTTTTGGCGATCCTTTTGGAGGATAGTTAATTCGTCTAGATGGTGGATCTAAATCATCTTTTAATGATTCGTATCTATCAGGATATTTTGAATATAACATTATTAGAAACTCATTATTTTTTGCATCTTTTATATATCCTGTCTTCTTATCCTTAAATTTCATAATAATCGCTCATTTCATAATCATAATCTTTTGTATATGCATAATCATCTGTAAAATCATCTTTATAGCTATCTTCATATTCATACTCTTCTTTAGTATCAGCCTTTGTTAATACTTCATTAAGATCATCCACTTGTTTTTGGGCATGCTTTATAGCTGTTGTTTTTGTCATAGCAATAAATCCGGATTTATAAGGGTCATGCGGCTGGATTGATATCACTTGATCGTTGAATAGAATAAGATACACGTAACCCCTACCAACATCATTAAATTGCTGAAGTACTTTATCCGCTGGCACACCATTGATAGATGTCTTTTTGTCCCATATTTCATAAGTATACATTCATACTCCCCTTTCTTATGATAAAAATAATCTAACTACACCTTCTACTGATTCTGACCAGCCCGTCATTATTATGCCATTAATTGGCGGCTTCCAAAATGTTTCAGTTGGTATTTTTTCACCTTTAAAAGTCAAAAACAAATCATCGTGACTTGATGCATAATACAATGTTTGTTCGGTGTTCATTATTGCGATCGGCATCTCGGGTTCCAACATTCTACGCAAATGATATTTAAATATATAAATGTATCCTTTGCTTGCATATCCTACAGGAGAAATCACATATAACCAATCATTGTCAATAAATACCCCGCTATCCTGCAAAGCTAATGTAAAAACGGGCAATCTCCGGCCAATTCTTTTATTAATATCATATTCGATAGGATAAAATGATGCATTCATAGACACAATATATAGCTTACCATTATCTTCTATAGATGATGCATTTACTCCCGGTGCAAATGAATTGATAGCTAAGGGATTATCATCATTGAATATGCCCGTAAGACTAGTAGCTAAGCCTGCGGCGGCTATAGTTCCCGATACAGTCTGAGTATTTCGCGTTCCAGTTACTGTACCGTTATCATATATCCAAGTATCTTCTTGTTCGTTATATTGCCATATATTCAATCCTTCTTGACTATACATTTTATTTTTATAAATAAAAAGTGTAGTATGCCCTCCACTCGCTTGCCATGGAATTAGAGATAACAATATCCATTGATTTAACGAAAAATTATACTTTGCAAAATTATTATATGGCGGTACTTGTCCTTGACATATATAAGCCTCATCATTTAAAACAATAGATCCTAGTTTATATGTAGCACCACTCACATTAAACGGCAAATTAGGCAATTGTTCCCATTTTCTGTTATTTATATTATACTTCCTAAAAACATTTGAAGATGATAGGTTGCCAACAAAATATAATTCTTCATTATATTCAAATGCTGCGGCATGTCTTAATTCAGCCCATCCACCGGTTAATTCTGTATAAGTATTTCCTTCATGCACAAATTCGTATGTTTTTAGGTTAAATGAAATTAATTGGCCAGGGGTATACTCACCACCGCCTATAAATACTTTATCTTTATATCTTGCAAACGAACATCTGTCCATTGAAGATAATGCATCTGCCAATGCAAATCTATTCCATACGCTTGTACTTACTAAAGGGTCTTGAATAAGCGTTGCCGTATAATTTGCATCCGCACCTATAAAATAAAGAATATTCCCATCTGTCAATCCCACTCGCTGATATATAGTTATAGGCAATGCAGTTAAGTTAGTCCATGAATTAGTAGGGATATCATAAACTTTATAGTTAGTAGCATTCCCCATAACATAAATTTTGCTACCAATTAAACACCCCCAGCCTTGAACGCTTGTTGTGCTAGCATTTACTAACGTTGTCCAGGTATTCATTATTGGGTTGTATTTTGCTGCATGACCCGCTGTTACAGCACCAAATACATAAAGTTCATTTTGATATATAGCAACAGAGGCATAATCCGTAGAAAATCCCGGTGATGCCAAAGGTCCTGACCATTGATTTAATACCGGGTCATATGAATATAAAGATGTTCCTGTTAATACATATAAAGTATCATTGATAAATCCACCTCTATTATTATTCATATTAGCCACTGGGCCATTAGCAAGTCTTTCCCATTGTTTTGTAGGAATATGATATCTTTTTAGCCCATTTCTAGGGTCAGGTGTGTAATGCCCACTTACTACATATATATATTCTTTATTTCCATAAAAAGAGGTATATGCATAAGTATTCCAAAGTGAATCAGGTAACATCTCCCATCGTTTCTCAAATATATTATATCGGCTAAACAAATTCAAACGAGCATGTCTATCACCACTATGCCCACCACCCATATAAAAATAGCCTTCATGGTAACATCCATTCGCAAAATAAGCTCTATTCCCAAGAAATTCAGCTATTGGATTTGGATACCACCAATCAACTCTTTCTGCTCTCGGTTTCCATTCAATGACTGACGTCCCTCCTCCGCCACCTGAGAATGCCAAACTATTCCAATATTCTCTTTCATCATTAGTTATATGTCTTATGTCGTCGTCTAAATGTTCAACTTCTTGTTCATATAATAATTTATTTCCGTCATAAATATGTTCCTCTGTAATGTACAATTTGCTCGGGTCAGGAGTTAAACTGTCATATCTTTCTTGTGTACCTCGTTCAATTGGCAATTTCACGTCCAAAATACCAACCCCTTAATCAAAATGTACCGATTACCAAAGCATCGATTACAGCTCCCACAGTAGGAACATTAAGTGCTAATGTAGTATCTAATGTATTAACTATTGTTTTTCCGCTTGTAGTTATGTCTAAACCGGTACCTACAACGATTTCACCCGCTGGAATAGGCTTAGGTGAAACAGATACAAATAGACCATCTGATAACTCTGACAATTGATTATTTGATTGTTGTGAAATTCTTGCATTTGCAATTATTTCTCTGTTTTCATCCATTTCTAATTCAATTGAATTAGTATTTGCTAACGAAAATTCTTCAGCTAAATCATTAATAGCAGTATCTGAGCCTATTACTTGACCTGTGTTATTAAATATTGCAATATTTCCTGTTGTAGCAGATGGTTGTAAATCCATTTTCCCCGTTATATCTGTTGAATAAGTAACATCATATACCCATGTAATATCACCATAATTATCAATATCAATAGCTATATATCGAGTATGTGCTCCGTCTCTTGTTTCATCTACTCTAACATTGATAAAATCATTTACGGTTATTCCAAATTCAAACCCACTAACATTTGTCGGAACTTGCGCAAATGTTTGAAATGTTCCAACAAAACTACCCAGATTTTCTAAACCATCAATTCGCGATTCAAAGCTATTCCATAAATTACGCTCAGTATCCGTTATATGATGAATCATGTCCTCAATATGATCTTGTAAATCGCCTTGTAATTCTTCTATATCTTGCATCATCTGTTGAATTTGTGTTACTAATTGAGGATCTTGTGTAAGCAATATTGTTCCCAAATAAATACCAGGCACATCAGTTGTTATATATAATGTTCTAGCATCTTTAGTTGACAATGCGTCGTATGATGTTTTTAATCCTGATCTAATCGGTAATTCTTTTAACATTTATCTTTTCTCTCCTTTTCAAAACGTACCTATCCTTAATGCTTGTTCAAGCTCAGAATGGGTAACGCCGTCAATTAAACCTACAAAAGTTTCCCAACCAATATCAAAATCATCGTCACTCAACTTTGTAAGTACTTGATCTTCTTCCCCACCTGATGGGATACCGGTTCCAAATAATCCTTCAAGTACTATATCAATAGCTTCATCAATAACTATGCCTTGATGTTTGCTTTTGTAGGTTTTTGCCAATAATTCTCTTAATTGTTCTATTTCAGCGGGGGTTAAATCCATTAGTAGTCCTCCCCTTTAATTTTCTTTCACGGTAAACAATTCATCCGATGATGTCATAAATCGTGCTCCCGTAGAATCTATCAATGCGCTACCCACTGTTATGTGGTCGGTTCCGGGGGGAGCATTATTGCAAATGGGCTTGTTTCTTTGTCACGTGTTCGTCTAGTTCTTGGATTCGGTATTTCCCATCCTAGACGCATAACAAATCTTAATCCTATCATGTCATTTTGTGCAAAGTTGAAGATTATACTACCTGTATTGTCATTTATTACTGTTTCTCTCAATACTGTCATTGTAATATCTTGACGAATTGAAAATACTGCTTGTGACATGTCGCCTACTATCATTGATGCTCTATCATTGTCCCATGCGCCATTATCCATATTAAAAAATATAAGCGGTCCAAGTCTTGAAGGCGTATCGCCTACAGTATCAATAAATAATGGTCTATTGGTTAAATCTACTACACTACGCATAACACCGTTTAGTGCAACATCAGAAATTAAGCCATTAGGATTGAAACCGTCTTTTTCGACTAAAGACATTAAGCCATCTATACCAAATATATTTTGATACATATCATCTGCATCAAAAGGCACCGTATTTCCCGCGTTTGTTGCAGTTGTAACTATATCGTCACGCCATGTTATAGGTTTATCGATACCAAAGAAAATGGCTTCATCAATTTTTACGCCAAATGATTCTATAACTCTTGGTGTTACTTCTGCCCATAAATCATAACCTGAATTTCTAACATCATCTAAAACGCTTTCTGCTACTGGTACAATTACTGCTAATTTTTCGGCATGAATCCATTTTGACGCCCATGCCATTTTAGTAGTTTGTTTTATACCCACGTCACCATCAACCCAAAATGCAGTAGGGAACATATTTAATACTGGCATTTTTAAATCTTTAGTTGACATATTAGGTAATCTTCTAAACATACTTAGTGCTGCCGAGGTTGTAACTATACCTTGTATAATTTCCCGCGATATTTCTTCTTCGATTAATGCTTCCGCATCTGGTCTTAATATTGCTTGGTCAAATACCATTTATCACACTTCCTTTTAATTTTCATCTTTTATTCAATATTGCCAATATGTATTCATTCATGGTTTTGCTTGAATCAATACTTTTTTTAGAATTTTTATTATTATGGTCAATACCCATATTAATTAAGTAAGGTGGCTTATTTTCTTTCTTCCTCTTACCGTCTGATTCATCTTCATTATCAATAACAAAGGCATCCTTATGCGTTTCTATAATGGCCTCAATTGATTCTTTGAAGTTGATTAAGTCGCCATCATCTAACTTTAGCTTTTTATTACTCTTTAGCTGATTAAAAACCCCGTCTTTAGCCAAAGATGAAGTAAATTTATAGCTAGTTAATTTATTTTGAATAGCTGAATCACGTCGCAAATCGCTTAGTTCCCTTTCATGATTCTTTTGGATTTCTTTTATATTTGTCTCATAAGTACTTATTTTATTTTGAAGTTCCTGAACATTTATTCCCTCAAAACCTTTTAATGTTTCGCCCAAACTTTTGATGGTTTCCCCGGCACTTAAAATTTCGCTGTCTTTTGAATTAAGTGTTGCTGTTAATTCTTCAATTGTTTTTTCTTTTTCTTTGATTGCAGAATTGAACGATTTCCCATATTCTGTCATTATGTTTTCTACAATATTTTCATCTAAATTTAGACTTGTCAAAAAATCCCTTTTCATTAATTATTTTTCCTTTCGGTTCGATATTTTAACGTAGCCACGACTACGAGCCTTAGACATTTTGACGCTTGTCAAGCGAAATAAAAAAACCGCCGTTAAGCGGATTGATTTTATGTTTGTATATCTCTTGTATCGTATAGCAATTGTTTTTCTATAGCATTTTGTGCCTCTTGTTCAGTTTCTGTAAACCATTTGATTCTAAATTCAACAGGACTAATAATCCCTACTTCTAACAATGTCAATAATCGTTTGAATACGGCATCTGAATTTCTCAAATTATATTCGGCTTCCTCTTCGGTTTCGCCATACCATTTCATACGGTATTGAATCGGCGTAATAATGCCTTTTTCAAGTTCTTTTAAATCAAGTTCTTTTTCGGCATTTTTGTCATCGATTAAAGAATCGTCAAATTGGATTTTAATTTCCGTATCTTCTACGAGACTATCGTCAATAGTACGTTTACCGATTTCAATGATTAACCTTATCAAGTCCACCAAAACAGCTTCTAAGATTATTTCATGCTTTTTTAATGAGCGAAACATTTGTGAATTTTCGGTTATTATAGCTACTTCATTTTGATACCCTATGCTTCGCCCCGCTTGATATTTATAGAAATTTTCACCCAGCCCGCATTGAGACGTAAATATATTTAACTGCTGCTGCAATCCCATTTCATGCTGAGGTATTCTCAACTCCATGTTCAATTCTTTAATCAGTTCTGTCCCATCTTTATTTTCTTGGTGCAATGTGTAGAATATAACATCATCCGGATCAATTTGTGGTTGACCATCGATCTCTAACTTAACCGCGCCTTCAGCAACAAAAACCCGCTTTTTGCCGAGCCAAAACTCATTCTCATAAGAATCGAATATAACATTACATATTCGCATAGTATCTATTGCATTCGAAAATACTGCGATTCCTAACGGTGAATCTTTGACCAAATTATTGCTTATGTTCATCCGATCAATTATAAATGGTTTTGTTTTGCTTCCCGTTCGTATTGGAGCGGGGAGTAATCCTAAATTCTCGACTACGGCATTAAAATATCCAGTGCCGATATCATCCGTAGTAATTTCATTTAATTTACCAGATGTTTTATCAACTGCAAAGATGCGATTGACGATTACATACTCTGATTCATCATCTAAAACAAACATTTGAAGGATAACAAATGCCCTATCAGCTATACTTTTTGAACTAGTAATTGCCAATTCCGTAATTATTCCATTTTCATAAGTCAGTGGGATGATATTTTCAGCAGTAACATACGTCAACTTTATTTTTTCAGCTGATTCTATTTCAAGAGCTTCTAGTTTTTCTTCGTTGTCTTTGATTGTCGATATTGTTTTAGATTCTACATTCGCTGCATAAGGTATATAACATACGGTACCATAAGCTGCTTTGTATTCCTGGAATTCATTCAACCTAACCCATAGATTATTATCATCAAATGTATCAAACACAAATTTTTTAGTATGCTCATCATCAATTGCTATTTGGACGCGCATATTAAACAAAACATTAGCCCATGATTCGGAAACAGATTTTGCCAAATTCATATTTTTTATTTTTCGGGTTATTCGCTTAAGCCCATTATGAATATCATATGTTTCGCTGATACCTCTATACAATTGACTCCAAAGCTGAATATAACCGTCCATTGAATTATCAATTTGGTAATAGCCTTCGTTTTTTAATATTTTTATTATTTGATCTTTAATTGCTTATCACCTACTTTGCAATTTAATACGTTATTTTGCAATATATTGTGCTATAATTATTTGTGAGACAGAGAAAGCCACTCTTTTGATTTAATGGCGGTTGCTACCCGCTAATAAAGAGTGACTTTCTTGTTTTTTAATATTGACTTTATTTATCAATAATCGGAATATCATCAAGATTAATTATAATCCCGGTTCCGCTTTCTGTATTTTTGTTTATTTCTTCAAAAGCATCGTCTAACAATCTTATTGACTTGTAATATTCTTGATTTTCGCTTTCAACTCAATATATTTTCTTATTTCCTTTGACGCACAATGACATAACTCTTCATTGAGCAAAGCGTTAATCAACCATGCTATTGATTTCCTGGCTTTTTGTGGGGTATCAAATTCTAATTCTAAAAAATCATTCATCTGGCAGAGCCTCCTTTTAATTTTAAATGAACCATAGACGGAATCGAACCGTCGTCTCGAAGCCCGCATATTTTTGTTAAGGTGTATCGGTAGCCCTATGTTTTATCCATTAAACTACAGATATTTATTCAACTAATTCATAAGTTTCAAAAAATATATGGCTTTTACATGGATAGAATTCACCTTCTATACCTTTTATAATAAAATCACCATATGTAACATTCATAACGCCTTCCAGAGTCATAATTCTTTCATTCCTGATACCCGATATTTCATAAAGTCTTGGATTATAAATATCAGCCTGAAAACTCTCACCACAGAATTCAATAATCTCATTAATATTATATCCTAAATATTGTATTGCTTCAATTTCAATCGGTTTTTTCCTGTATTTAGCTATTTTCTTCATCTCCTAACCAATTTTTTTTAATTCATCATTGATTTGCGATGTCTTGTTTTTACATTTTTGTATTTTTCAATTTCCCAATCAGCAGCCTTAAGATCCTCAATCCTTGGTTCCCATAGTCTTAAAGAGATATAATCTTTCATTTCTTCTCGATAACCTTCTCTTATTCCATCGTATTCATCTTGATATAGTACTCTATCTTTATCCCAAGATTTACGTCTGATATGTGTATGTATATTTTCCAGAAATTTTGGTAATATCTTCCCAAATGTCATTGAATTACATCCTTTATACTTTAATTAGTTCATTATTCATTTTTCATTCTCCGTCTTACCACAGAATCCCTTATCCGATTTTCATGAATCATTTCCTTTGCTTTACAAGGTTCACGAAGTAACCAATCTAATGTCAAGAATGCCCCCACTACATTCAACGAAGGATTATTATCCATCAAACTGTGAACAGTATATCCCTCAACCTCAATATCCTCAATTTCATTCGTATAAAACCAATGCCGAAATGAATCCAGAATTTCTTCATCCATTGCATAGATTTTATCCAATATCCTTTCCCCCCGCTTTTTATATCCTTTTATCTCACTTGATAATTTTTCATGTAAATGTGTCCGTTCCATCTATCATATACCTCACAATCCCAGTCTTTTCAAAGCTTCGTATACAACATCTGCGCCAAACACCCGAGCGTCAACCTCAACGACCTGATAATAATAAGACTCATATCCAAAACTACCATCATCATAATTAATCATATTGTCTTCCCATTCTGCTATAGTCCCGAGCGGGATCTCTGGAAACTTAGAAGGATCATCAATCGCTTCAGACTGAATTTGATGTCGCGCTTCGTGTGTAATCGTAGTAATTACATCGGTCACGTTATCCGGTTGATTTACATATGATTTATCTATGTGAAGATATCCGTCCCCTTTATTATATCCTTGTGAACCTTTTCCAAATTTGCTTTCTAAATCTTCAACAACAACACCTTTTGCATCTATCCCAATGTTTACACCAAGCTTCAGATAATATTCTTTCAGCTTTTTTGCTTTTTCATCCAATGTCATTTTAGCCCAATTCTTCAATGTATTCAGGCTAAATGTGCTAAGCAAAGCATTAACAGCCTTTTCAGTTATTTTGTCCAATACTTTGCTCATACCATGTCACCATTTTTCATGAATCCGCAATTTCATATTCATATTCACCATATATCAATTTAGATTCGTCCCAAGCCTCGTCTAATTCATAAACTGTTGTACGATCTTTTTCACATCCAGAAATAACGAATTTATATTTTAATGAAATCCGTTCGAGTTCTTGCATGAATTTTTTAAAGTCTTTCTCTCTTTTTATTCTGTTGGCTGATTTCATAATTTCACCATCCATTTCGGTGCAACATAAGAAGTTTATCACAACAGAATTCAATCTTTACGGCTTTTAAATATTTAATTTTCTCAAGCTTCTTTTCCATCTCGTTTATGTTTTTTATTATAGTACAATCATGACTATTTTCACAATCATTACATCTTTGGCCTTCTTTAACATATTCAGCAATCTTATAAATTTTTATTTTAGTTTTATCAACCTTGCCATTATAAATTTTTGCATTCATAAGTCACCACGAAGCCCACATTTCACTCTCAGGCTCTTTCAATATTTTTTTGATTTTTTTATATTCTTTTCCCTTGATCAAGTACTTTACTTTTTCCCATCGCTTCAATGCTTTTTTGCCATAATATATATCGCTTGCATTTATATATTTTTCAAATTCAGACGTTACGCTTATATATCTATAAATCTGTTTGCCATCGTCTCTAGTTATTTTGTCTTGCATGCCAACCTTAGTCTGATCTTTAAATATTGACCTGTTATTCCAATATTCAGGTGTTTTCCTGCTTTCAACATGAATATCGAATCCCATATTATCAATCCCTTGTATACGTTAAATCGTCGCAAAAGATAAATTTTACGAAGTCTTGTGTATTTCATCTTTTCTAATTTTAATAGGATCATTTATATATTCTAAATAACTCTTTGATTCGATTAACTCAGCACGATTTATTTTTTCAGTCCAACTAATTTTACATGAATAAGCACATTTGTCACTGATAAAATGCAAATTATTAGCAACACAATCATCACCATAAAAATTACTGATTATTATATCATCGCCACAAAGTTCTATCTTGAAATTATGCTTATAAGATAAGTCGGCTAATTCTTCAAGAAATTGCTTAACTCTTTTTTTTGACTTTTCATATTGATATGGATATTCAATTCTCATAGTTTTAAATCCCTCAAATCTAATCTTATAAATTTTTCTTCAGGATCATTTTTCCTAGCTTCAATGATTGCACTGTTAATCATTGATTGAAATTCTTTGACATATTCTTCCCATATATTATAATCAGAATTAGATTTTGCATCTTCTATCATTGAATCTGGTATGGAAACTATAGTAGCAAATTCTATTTCTTGTTCAGGCTTTTTCTTTGATTTATTCAATTGATATTCCTTAACTTCAGTTTCATTTTCTGCCATGAATTCAAATAGAAATTGTTCAAGCTCATCCTCGTCATTAAATAAAGGCTGATTCCCTAATGCATAATGAGGTTCCATCTTTCCAATATCAAACCAGGCACCCCTAATACTTGTACCCCATTCAATAATTCCAAGCTTATTTAATATATTGGCAACCATTAAATATTTTTCATAATTTGATTTATCTTTAATATATTCAAAATTTTGTCGTCTGTAGATAACTTTCATAACTTCAATTATTATTTTACCCCATTTTAGACTTATATCGTCGTCGTATGCCGCAAAATTTAAAATAGTTTCACAGAACCAGATACATTTTTTTTCGTATAAGCTGTACTCATCACTATTATATGTGCAACATATAGTTTCAAATGCATCATCCTCAAAACGTTCTTCCCATTTATTCATTGCCACCTCAATTCTGCCATCTATCCAGCCCTTTTTTTTCTTTCTTAACCGGTTCATATTTTTTTTCTTCAATCTCAACTTTGCTTAAATCAAAAGCGGGGTTACTGATAGCTTTAATAAGCCAACCGACAATCCCCCTAATTTTATTTTCTTGTCCTTGTACTGTTTTTAGTATTTTCTCTAATCTTTCCATGCTAAACCCGCTGGCAGCACTTATACTTTTCAGGCTGGCATGATCTATATCTTGTTTCGGAGTTATATATTTCTTAATTAAATCATCAATCGCTTGTATGTCAACCGACTCCACCCCAGAACTGTTGTCAACTGATCTGTGTGGAATCATAGAAGAGTCTTCAAAAAGAAAGTCTTTAACAACAACAACGTTTGAGGACTGAGAAGTATCAGTGTTTGAAATTTGATCTGTAATGTTGTTGTTGTTTTTATTTTTTTTGTTTTTATTAGTACTGTTTTTATTAGTGCCCTCATTTTCTATGCATTGTTTTTGTATGCATTCATTTTCTATGCCTTCAAAACGAGGGCATAGAGAAGGATTTTGAATTAATTTGTAAACATTATGTCCGAATTTATTATTTTTTCTAATACGTGTAACTTCTATATATCCATAATCTTTTAGTAACTGGAAATGCCTATAAAATCTAGTTTCTGATGTAACTAAATCATATAAAATGGTTTTACGGCTTGGGAATGCAACTGAACCACCACCGCAATAACTTGATAAGTAACAATAAATTTCCTTTGCTTCCATAGTTAATCTACGATCTTTATGCAATATTTTCGGACTATTGCCATATCCCATGGCTAAAATACCATCGACTTCTAATCGATCTCTTATTTCATCATCTTTCATTATAAAGACTCCTATTCATTTAATAAATTTTATTTTTATCCTTTTTCCTATTCTTCATAAAAAAATTAGTGCTTAAAAAGGTAGGTGAATAGGAAATGCCTACCTCAACGCTCGCGACTGCGTTTTGCACTATGTAGTTAGTATATATTATAATTAGTTCAATGTAAATCTAGAATTGCCCAAAAGTAAAATCCACAAACAAAATAATACATTTAGCCAATTAATTCTTTAAATTATATATTCATTTTCTTTTAGCAACTTCAAATGTTTATAGTATCTATTTTCAGATATATTCAGGTCTTTAACTATCTCTTCAACTTTAGGTAGCTGTAAACAAGGTTCATTGTTGACAGTCATTAGAAAACACATAAAATAACAATAAATGCCTTTAGCTTCAATTGTTAAGTTTTGATCTTTATGCAATAAGGATGGTGAAACTCCATATCCACAACGATTAAATTTTTCAAATTTTTCCATATTTATTTTCATATCTCAATACCCTCTAAGCCTAATTCGTTCACATAAAGCATAGCGGGTTTTCCAATCGTTTGTTTTTGCTTTTCAACGAGATCAACACTCAATAATTCGTTTAATAATTTAAGTGCTTTATTGCAACTACATCCTAAATCATTTGCAATTTCGTTTAATGCATAACTAAAGTAAATTTTATTAATTATAGGATCATTAAACTCTTTTTTGATTTGAATTTGTCTGTCTAACAATAGACCGTATAATATTTTGCTATCAACGCTAATCTTTTTATATTTCTTGTCCTTAAAAAGCACTTTAGGAATATAAAAACTATCTTCTTGCATTTCTTTCATAACTGAATCAATATTATCAATTGTAATATAACCCATTATAATCTCCTCAATATGTTTTTGGTAATTTCTCATATATAATTATACAATAGGCTTATCAATATTTCAATAGGCAATGTTTAATTTTGCGACCTGTTTACTTTTTAATCATTTTCATTATCAGGGTCTTCATCGGTTTTTTATAGCCCGGATTTCTGCACGTATCGCGCTAACCTTTTCAATTGATATAAGAACAAATTTACTTAAACCCTCTATCGTATCTGGCAATTGTAATTGTCTTTCTATTATGTAATTCATATACATAACCTCGGTTTTTATTTCTATTATACAATAAAAAGCCCGCTAAATCAATTGATAAGCGGGGTTAATGGGATTGTTTTCAATTTAAATTATGTTTAAATTATGTTTAACAATATTTATATATTGCTATATTCAATTATATTTATTTTAATCAGTCCCGTCTATTAGCTCAACTCATCTACATATTTATCAGTCAAATTATTATCTTTGTAATTAACAACTCGAAGCATATGCAACGCATGGCGAACTTTACCAAAAATATACTCAGCCAATAATTCCCGGCTCTCTACCGTCTTACAAAGATTATAATCATTTATTATTGGTTCTGTTTTTGACAGAACTTGCTCAATGTCTTTACTTGTTAGCAACATTTCATTAATCATTTTTTATCACCTAACATTTTTTTTGGGGTATCCTCAATCAAATCACATGATTCTATTTTTCTACACAATGGGACAATATCATTAGGACGATACTTAGGATTTAAATCTTTAAGACAATATAATTTACCTTTCAATTCTTGAGAATGATTACATCTTTTACAAATCTTAATATTCATCTTTCGCCTCTCTTTTTTTTAAATGAATCACAAAGACGCCGTATCCAAATAAATATAGTCAATGATTTTTACCCGATAATCGTTTTTCATAAGCTTTAAAATTACATTCTGGACAATTGCACATATAATAAATATCTCCGTGCCATCTTACAGTATTTGAATATTCATATTCATACCATTCTACTGTAATATAATATTCATCTTTATTCGCTACAAATATGCATTCGCAATTATTGCATCTAAAAATTTTAGCTAGTTTTGTCCCTTTTTTAATCTTACCATGTTTAACTATATTCATTTTCAATCATTCCCCAGCTGGAACCTTCAATAAGCTTGAGTTATTTCTAAACATTCTTCATTAAGTTTTGTTTGAATTTAAATTCTGCCGTATTCCTTGATATCTCCATTTCCCAATCTTTCAACAATATGTATAGCATATTTTTGCAATTGGTCATCTGCCGCAGAATAAATATTATATACTTCTTCCATGACTTCACTTAATTTATCTTCAAAAATATTACACTTAAATTGCATAATTTCTTCGTTAGTCATCTTAATTTGCCCCCGCTTGATTTATTCAAGATATTATTATCTAATTCGTGCATATTAAAATTATCATCAATATGTTCGATTATACAACCTTTTATAATTTTTTTTAATGTTTCATTGTCATAAATATCTAATACATTTTTTGGTATAAATACTTGTATATTATAACATTCGTGAGCTTCTTCATATTGAATTTTAACATTTATAATAATCACCTATTCTAATATTATATGTCAAAAAACCCGCAATTAAATAATAAGCAGGAAAAGCGGGTGTTATTTGTGTCAAAAAGTTTTTCGTAGATTGCTTGATAAGTTTCTTAACTTGTCGTCAATTGCTTGATGGATACTATGATGAGTAAATATATTATATTTAACAAAATCAATTATAATTTCATTCATAATTGCATTCCAGTTTAAATCAATATCTTCCATTTCTTCTGTCAATTTTATGGCTCTATTATGAACGGCTAATTTTAATTCTTCACTTTTGAATACACCATCAATTACTTTTTGGAACTCAGGAACTGGAGCGTGATTATCTTTAAACAATAATTTATCAAGAATACAATCTTCTATATAATTTATAGCTCTGTCTTTAATAATTTCCTTCACGTCATCTGGCGTAATCTCACCAGTAGCATCTTTAATCATTTTCACTATATCTTGCGCCAATTGATAATTTTTACCAATTACATCGTCGAGAAAATACTGCCGATGATATTGATTGTTTAAATATTCGCTTACGGCTTTTATTATTATTTGATTCAAATCTTCATTCGGAACTTTTATCAAATTACCATTAATCAATTCATTTACTGCTTCATCCGATATTTGGATTGTAACATTCATAAATATTAATCACCGCCTTTATCCCGTCGATTGTAATTAAGAACTTCATATGGGGATCGCGATATTTTCTAAGATATATAACTGCAGGTTCTAACATTTCCCATATATCCGTTACATATTCATCATATATTTTTTCTATATTACTGTTAAGTTCTATATTCATAATATTGTTATCCAAACTTTTTTTATTGTTCATCTTTTATCTTCTCACTTATACATATATTTTTTCTATATATACGCCATTCATCGTCAAAACACTCGACATAATATTTATATTTTGTAAAGACGCCTGTTTCATCATTCCATCTACGATAATATAGTATTGCATAAGGTAACTCTTGTGACAATATTAATTTACATTTTTTTAAAGGTGCGTAATCATTAGGGAAGTCTCTTTCAGAGATTTCATTTATTAAATTTTCAAGTTGAACAATTGCTTCCAGATTCATCTTCATAATTTTTATTAATCCTTGATAATTATTTTTACTTTTTCTGGCAGAAGACTATGCTCTGCTTGCTACGCAGTAAATTTAGTGCAGATACCACCATTATTAACCTGGTTGCCAATTTTAAGGCTCTTATTATTTGCTTGTCTTTTGTGTGGTATTGCTGCACTGATAAGCTTATGTTAAATTACAAATGATTTCAAGTTTTTATTTCTATGCAGGCTTGCATTTTCAAGTTGATTTATGATGTGGCTAAATGAATATTCAAACCCATCTACGATATGATCATTGTATGAACCGTCTTTTGATCGAACATCTTTATCAATTGACTTTTCTTCGTCATATGATGCATCATTAAGTCCACCTATCAATTCCTTGCAATTATTCATTATCTTGAATCTGTCCGTAGCTAATAATTTATTGATAATTGCGATCCTGTCCACTATTTCAACTTTGGTAACTGATATGGTCACTGCTTGCAATCTACGAACTTTTGACTCATTAGAAAGTCCTTTTGTTAAAATTTGGTCACTTGTATCAGCAAATGCATAAATCGGCAAGTGATATTTTTTAAAAGCTTTTTCAATAAAATCACAATATATATTTTCAAGTTGAGCGGGGTTAATTTCTTTTTCTATGGACTTTTCTTCTAATGCTATAAGTGTTTTATAATTTTTTGTAACAGCCGTCAAAACCATACATGTTTTTCCTTCACCAAAACCATAGTCAATTCCGCAATAAACTCTCGCTAATTGTTGCTGTGATTCTGTCAAGTATGAATCTAAATCATTTATATATCTTTTGTTATCATTGGCAAAAAGCGGGAAGCACAATCCAGAACTTTGAATCCAACGTCCTTCTATAAGTTTGTCATATGCGATTGTACCAAATAATTCTTTTTTTAAGTTTTCAATAAAATCTGCACCTAAGTTTTCAGCATTATCTTCTATTCGATATGTTTGCACATATAAATCAATGCCATCTTTCTTACTATCAATAAATTTTTTTAACCAATGTTTACGTCCTTCAGGATTGCATGTTGCATCGCATAAACTATAAGGCTTATCAAGTCTTGTTTTTAGGAAATTAAATACTTCTTTGTTCCATTTTGCTAATTCATCGCAATACAAGTACTTTGTAGAATTTCCCTGAATCTTACTTATTTGTGATATCTTCTCGGCACCAATGCAATATACGGTTTCACCAAATAATCTGCATTTATTATTTTTACCTATTCTACCAATAAGTGAATCGCCAAATACTTTTCGCATAGGGTCAAGTAAATTTCGCTCTATAGTACTTTCAGTGACGCCCATGATAAATATTAATCCTTCTTTTCTGGCTCGCTCTCTAATTCTCATTGGTATCATATGAAACATATCGACGTATGATTTTCCACTTCTAACGGCTCCTGTCTTCAGATTCCAACGTGCGTTCGCATTTCTAATATATTCATTCTGTTTCTTCGTGAATTTCGGCATCAGCTTCAGCACCTTGCTTATTTTGCTCTAATAACATATCTAATTTTTGTAGTGCTTCTTCTTCAAATGTATTATTTAGTTTACTGTTTATGAGTTCGGTTTCGGCTTTAAGCTTCGCAAGCTGAGCCTGTTTTATTTCTATATCTAATTCTGACAATTCACTTCCATTGAACCACGATTTATCTACATAAATTGCAGCAGTTGCATTTTTTTTCGCCAACTCATAAAAGGATTTCCTAAATGATGCTTTTCCTAGAACCCTTTTTTGGGAATAGATTACGCAAAATTTATCACCATATTTTTCTTCGCACCATGCACTTAATTTATTCTCAGATACATCTAATACTTCACATATATCTTTTTTTGTCATTTGCATATAACACAATACTTCAAATTGTTTTTGATCTATCTCTTTTTTTGGTCTTCCCGCTGGCATTATTTCACCTACTCTACTTCAAATTGTTTTTGATCTATCTCTTTTTTTGGTCTTCCCGCTGGCATTATTTCACCTACTCTATTTTTATTGCTGTATTTCCTGTTAAATTTTCCCATCGCTTAATCGCAATATCACAATATATTGGTTCTAATTCCATAGCATAGCATTTCCTGTGTATCTGTTCACATGCTATAATTGTTGTACCCGAACCGCTAAAAGGCTCAAATACTGATTTTTCACTAAATTTTTCTACAAAATACATCGCAAATTCTAACGGGAATGTTGCACCATGAATATCCGATTGCTTATTATCATTTTGCTTATTAATATTTAAAATATTGTTGATTGTACCCCTGAATGGTCTTGTGCCAATTCGTCTGTTCGCTTTTTTGCTAAATATATGCACATACTCAAATTGACTATTTAATATGTTTTCACCCATTGCTGGCTCTGAAATCTGTTTATCCCATATAATGGTATCAGCATATAATTTTTTCATTTTATATAGATATTCAATTAATGCAATTTTATTACCTGATAATGACTGAATATTTACAAAACAATATTCAGAATAATCAAGTGCTAAATTAGTAAATAATTGAAGAAACTCAACATATTCTATTTCTGACATGTTATCATCATTATTAATATATTTACTATTATTTTTGTTGACATTTTTGCTTGGCGATTTTCCCATATTATATGGTGGGCTTGTAAAAGATATATCCGTATTATTGCCATTCATTAGCTTGTCAACATCTTTTAAAATAGTTGAATTCCCACACATAAGTCGGTGTTGCCCTAATTGCCAAACATCACCCAATTGAACAATCAGATTGTCTTGTATATCAGGAATATCATCTTCAATAATTTCACCACTAAAGCCCAACGATTCTGCCCCTCCCCAGTCGAAACCAAAATCAGACATATCTAAATCAAATATATTATCAAGCTCTATTTTCAACAAATCATCATCAAAATGCGTTTCCATCGTACTTTGATTATGAACTAAAGCATATGCACGTCTTTCTTCATCCGTCAAATGATCAAGCCGAATACATTCAACATCCTTATAACCTAATTGTTTTAATGCTTCAAGCCGGCCGTGTCCCTCGACACATATATTTTGATCAGTTGAGACACCTATGGGGTCATTAAAGCCAAATTGCTTAATACTATTTATTATATGTTGAATCTGTTCTTCAGTATGAATTTTGGCATTATTTTCATACTTTTTTATAGAGTTTATTGGCAATTTTATTATTTCCATATTTACTCCCTTTCTACAATTTATCAGTATATTTCTTCATCTTATCACTTAACAGACTCGACAGTAAATCCAGAACAGGAGTGCCCATATAGCCCGATAATGCCGTAATTCCGGCTGTCAATAGTGATGATACATTAAAGTTAAGGCAAACAAAATATACCACAACTCCTACAAACATAGAAATAATTGAACCTGTCATATAATATGCAAAGGTAACTTTCGTTTCCGGATTCTTTTCCATCTCAGATAGTCGTTTGACCAATCCTCCAAAACTTGCCAGAACGATATTAATCAATACTTCAATCGCGTTTATATCTTTCATTGTGCCTCACCATCCGCTGCCAAATTGAATCATGCACGGAAATCCATAACAATAATCCTATTATACTTATCGGTACAGTAACCTGCCATGTGTTTAATGCTTCCCGTATCAAATCTTTATCAACTGTCATGAATATATAATAATGGCTATCGCCTCCGCTTGCTATAGTATGGCAATACCATTTTTGACCACTTAAGACTAAATCACCAATGTTTAAAATCTGGTTTTCTTGACTAATTAATGATTGCTTATCAATATCGCTCAATGTTTTAGAAATATATTCCCGGTTTGAATCGTCATTACTGTAATATATGGTGCTATCAGCTTCGACCAAAAATCCATAGACTGAATATTTATCCACGAGCGTTTTGATACAGACTTCGATTATATCTCTTCTAAATTGTTCATCCAACATTTCTATTTCCCGAGAAAATGTTTGGATACTTTTTTTATTACCTTCAAACACGAAATCGTATTCTGTTTCAACAAAATAATTAACAGTATGATTGATTAAAAAAAGCATAGTAATTAATACTACAATTGGCGATATAATTAATAATTTCTTTAACAACTTAATGTTCATAAAGGCACCTGCCTATTTACATTTCCTCAAAAAGTAAAAATAAAAAACGGCCTCCGAGGAGCCAAGAAGCCGTTTTTCTGGGTTTCCGATATTGAATCTAGATATTAGGATATTATCTGTTTTTAGGAATAAACAAAGCTTCACTTTTTCAGTATAAGCGTTTTCAGTGTCCTTTACAAGGAAAATTTTATAACAAATTATAATATTCGTTTTCGTATTCTTTTTCCGTTTTATATTTACCTCTTCGCTTTTCTATTGGAGTCAAATGTTTTTTGTTTTTTAATTTATTTAATTTTAATTTATAATTTAAATAATATTATTCAAACCTTCTTGCTAAATAAAGCATTTCGTCACCATTCTTTATTTAATTAATAATGTTAAAATATTTAATATTGTATTTTTTCTGCCATCTAAATTACCAAGCAAATATCCTTTTAAATATTTATTGCTTATTTTATACTGACTGTTAATTTCTTCTAATTCTTTTTCAAGTATATTTTTAATTTCTTCTCGCGAAAAAGCATCATTATTGTCTTTATTTGATATATCTAATAAACCAGTATTTCTAATATTCTCTGATATGCTTTCCGCCATCGCCTTTGATATATTTTGTAATTCCAATGATGGCGATTTAACTTCAATAATTTCCCAATCATCCGAACTAATATCAACTGGACTCCACATTTTACAAATCTCATAACCCGCATCTAAACATTCGTATCTTATAATATCATTGTCTATGAAAATATTTGCTGTTGGCATATTGTTTTTATGCCATTGTTTGCGCCTTGCACGCTTTCCTTTTTTTAATTCCAGCAATATTTCTTCAAATTCCACTTTAATTAATCCTCCTTCTAAGCTATCATACCATTATTCCTTATTTTTTCTTGTCAAGCATATAATAAAAAAGTCTTCTCATTGCTTGAAATTCCTTGACATTACAAGGCGGTTTTGGGTATAACCTTTCATAAGATATCCCAAATGTTATGCTTTTTAGCAAATATTCATAAAATGTATCCCCGGCAATTTCCTGAACAGACATTTCTATTGCTTGTATCTTTTTATTTAATGCTTCAATTCTTGTACTTATCTTAAATGCTTCTAAAGCCGATTCTTCCGTGATATTAACTATTTTATCATCCTGTACCTTCGTATTTTTAAATTCATTGCCGAAATACGGTTCATATAATTTTTGTCGTTCTTCTATTAATTCATCACGTTTTTTAATGTACTCATAGTATTGAAGACAAAAATTATTCAATTCCCGGTATCTGTGTTTTGATATACTATATTTTTCTAAATTTAGATCACGTTTGTCTGGCATATTCAACACCTATTTCATAATATTTATCGCTCTCCCCACAAAATTATTAAGCTTATTAACAAGTATTACTATTTGAATTTGGATATATTATACAATTGATACACATTGAAGTCAATTTCAATTATACTACATTTCTATTTGGGATTAAAAAACAAAAAATAGCCCTGCCGAAGTCAAAAGGAGATTTTAGGGCTATTTTTTGTGGGTAGGTACATATGTGAACAAATCAAACCTATTAAAAAAAAGGATGCATTTAAAAATTTAATATAAATTTATTATATAACATTTTTTTAATTATTACAAGCTTTTATTTTTCTATTTCAATCTCTAAATTCCCAAATATATTTTCGTAAACAGTTCCCCTTGAAAGTTCAATAAGAATATCAGCCATTGATTTACCGCCAATGATAGCAGTAGGTGCAAGACTTTCAGCAAGAACTTTAGCGACTTTATAATTTTCTGTAGTATCAGCAACCCTTTTGAGTTCTGCTGTCAAATGAGGATTGATTGATGAAAGAACTTGAGTTTGTGCCGTTGCATTAGCAATAAGCGTTTCTCTATCAATTATTTCTGAACGCTCTTTATATAAAAGGCCTTGTTCATCCTGAGCTTTTTGTAATTCAAAAGCATTAATATCAATGTCTAATTGAGTTTTTGCTTTTGATATTTCTTGTTCTAGTTGAGATTGATTAATAAGATTTTGCCGCATTATAGAGGCAGTCGTTTCTTTTTCTTTACTAAGTATTTCAGTATTTTGTTTAATTTCTTCCCTTTGCAAATCTGCTTTTAAGTATTCAGCTTTTAGACAATTTTCATGCTCCAATTTAGCTAACATTCTTTGTCTATGAGTCTTTTCGAGTTCCTCATCCGTATTTATAGATGCCTTTTTCTCCATCAATTTAGACTTTTCAAGCTGGATTGACAACTCCGTTATTTTCTTTTGATATTCCAATGATTCTGATTTTGCCTCAGCTTGTGCTTTTAAATCTTCCAAAAATAAAGAATCTTTAAAAGCTTTGTTTGCAGCATCTTCAAGTTGTCTTTCAATATTGCCATCTATTGAAATTGCCAAAATATCTACATCAGTAATAATCATCCCATTTTCATCAAAGTACATTCCTTCGGAACCCGGTTCGCCTAATATTTCTCGACGAATAAGAGTAAACCCATTTGCATAAAAATCACGGATATTCTTGCTTTTTACCATTCTTTTTACTTTTGATCGAACCCGATCGCATAGTAGTTTTACATAATTATCAACCGCAAACCATTTTATACTATTTTCTTCCTTAAAATTTACAAGGAATGATACTTTGATATTCGTGTTTATAAAATCCGATGTCTGAGCGGTAATAATATCAGAAACTTTGTTGCTACTATATCGCAAAAAAGCTGTTTCAATGAGATTATCTGTTGTTTTTGGTTTCCCGCTTGATAAAGTAAGGGTTTCAACAGTTTCATCATAATCAAGAATTACCTGAGCAGGCCCGACAACAACACGCCGATTATTATCTTTGATCAATTGTACGGCATATCCAGTCCAAACATTAAACTTAACTGCGCCTTGAAATTTATTATTTATAGTTATGCTATGTGGTTTATGTGGAAGCTTCCCACGTTCAAATTTCTGGTCAACATTAATACAATGACTATGTCCTGGAAAACAATACGAAACCTCTTGATATTTATTCTCTATTCCCATTGAATTTGAAACCAAGTTATTTTTATCAATTGATGATTCTAATAAGCTATTATATTCAATAACTTCTCTATTCCCGGGAAAAAGTAAATCACATTCTTTTTTGCTCAATACACGATTCGCAAATACTTCTTTACGCGGGTCAGGCAATAACATCGCTGGTCCGACATGAGTATATACTTCGCCTGTTTCTTTATTCAATATATATTTAGCATCGCCTGCTGGAACTGCCGTAGCATAATTAATAATTTTGTCACTATATTGGATTATTGTATGTTCTTTCCGCGGAAAATAAATCATCTGCTCTTTACCGGTTACAAACAATTCCTGTCCTGTTTTATAACTAATTCCATTTTCCTCATAATCTTCAGTGACTTTGATATATATTCCGCCCGTTGGCGTCAATTCCAGTGCTCGATACACCCTACTTGTACCATTAAGAACAAATGTCTCTGTCACTGTAGGAAATACTACAGCCGGTCCCTTCACATATCTTTTCTCGCCATTCTCATCTAATAAAATGCAATATTCAAGCTGTTCAAGAGTAAGCGCATCTCTTACATAGTTTTCACCTTCGCGGACGACTTCCACTCCATCCGGCGGGATAAAGAAAGCCATTTCGGTACCTTTAATAATAAATTGACGACCTACTGCTAATTCAGTATCCTCAGCAACCGCAGGTATGTTTAATGTTTCACGATTTATTTTAGTATCATCATAAATTCTTACGACTAAATATTGATTAGATCGCAAACTATGACCGCATATAACACGAATCATTTGCCCCGGATAAAGAGCAAAGCTTGCCGGTCCTCTCACATTTACTTTCTGTCCAATTTTTAAATCAACCGCTGAATTTGCATTCCCGGCTTTTGGATGACTGTCGGTCGGATTTTTAAATTGTCCATACCACGATTCCGGTATGACAATCAGCTTTTGTATCGCATTTGTAAGTGATACTTCCACAAAAGTAAATGATTTAGTATCAAAAATTACAGGCGAATCCGTATTAGATAATGATGTTTTTGTCGGTCCTACCCATGTGGTTACGTGCCCTTTAGTTTTGTCCAGCACGTAAGCATATTCATTTGGTGAGAGTACAAGTTCAGCCTCTCGCGTCCCTCTAACTTCCCTATCTCGATTGTCATAAGTATTATTCGTCATATTATACCATCTCCTTTTTCGTATAATCAAATCTATTATTCATTCTTAATTTTTCAGCAACAGAGGCCATAAAATCACCGTTTGTAGGCTTATTTTTATTACCTAATTTGCCATTATTATAAGCCAGCTCAATCGCATGTCTTATTGATCTTTCAACCCTACTGCCAGTACTATTATAATTCTTTGCAATTGTTGGATATAGAACCTTTGTAATCCTTTGCAAGTACTGCACATCCTGAACTATCAAAATTATTGCTTCTCGCAAGAAGTGATAACCCTGCAATTTAGGATTGATTTCTAAATCATCTAAAATGTCCGTAACTTTTTGTTTTAAATCTTTGTCAAATACTCGTTCATCTTTATTTATCGTTTGTACTTGTTTTTCTGGATTAAACCCATAATAATTTATTTCCCAATAATTGCATTCGCTCCATAATTGATTCCATGAATCTATGGCTAAGTGCAAATTATCGGAAAATGGGCTTTTAGTGTTACATGTTAAACATTTAATTTGATATATTCCAATCAAAAATGTTTTATTCGGGACTCTCATCCAATCAGTAATGATACCTGCATTCCCAGAACCGCATCGTTGACAACATTCAACTTTACTTAGATAATCTTTTATTTTCTTTGTTTCAGCTGTTAAATCTTTTTCCAACATTAAGGGATAACCAATCCTTTCTTTTTTCATATTCAAGCTTATTCTATCATATTCTGATTCGTTTGCAAGAATAATATGTCGAAGCTACAAAAAAAGAGCCTTGCGGCTCTAATTATAATTCATTGCTATGATTGAGAATCTTCCAACAATATATTTAACAATTTTATTTTGTTAAACTCAGATTGTAGATCCTCGGTCTTAGAATACATCTGCTTTTCTAGTAATCTTATCTGTTCAAGGGTTTCATTAATTTGTTTTTCAAAAAAAATTATTTCCTCTCTTAAACCCTCTATCTCTTCAAATGTTTCATATAACTTCTCAAACATTTCATCTCTATTCATCTTCTTACATCTCCTTTTTATTATAAATAAACTCCTCTTTATATTTTTTTGCTTGCTCAGCTGTTAATTTTATTGCATGATCTTTGCTTAATTGTCCGTATTTATTCTCGTTATATTTAACGTATTCGTTCCTTTCTTTTATGCTATCAAATGATTTTAATGCTTTCTTTGGTATTGTATTCGGACTTAAACTGCCGAACACTTGTAAATGTAGTGCATAATATTTTTTCATATTTAATTCTCCTTTTTATTCTAACTGCCGAGTCTACCCGCCCGGCTCGGGATTATTTAAATGTTTTATCTACTTCTATTATGTATTCATTCATCTTTTCGTACATTTCATCCGTGAATCCATTCTCAGATTCTAATATTTCTTCAGTTGTTTTTCCATATAAGCCTATATCTAGATCACCTATATGTGTATCAAAATCTACCCAAGCGTCACTATAATGTGCGTATGCAATATTTTGCATTTTTAACTTGTTGCCGTCTTCGTCTTCATCACTATAAGTGATTTCTGCGCCAGATGCTGCAAATGTACTGCCGTCCTTATATATAATGTATACATATGCGTCACAACCAAAGTTATCATATAATTCATTAATTTTTTTAAAAAGGTGAAAAAGATAAAATCCGGGATTTTGCCAATAATAAAGGATTATCAGTTCAGCGATATATCATTGAACTGATTGAAAAAGATATGAAAAGCCTTGAAAGCTATTAACCACAATCAAGGCTTTTTAAATATTTACAAACTATCATTTTGCAAAATATCATTGCAAATATCTTCAGTATTTAGCGATAAATCCCATAACAAATTCCGCATTATTTTGGCGTCTCCATTGCACATATGCGCTATTAAATATAGTAAATTTGTTAATACGCCTTCTTCACTTCCAAAATATTTCATATAAATGTTTTTATCGTATTTCCCTTTGTCATACAGTATTCCTAATATAATACTGTTTTCAAGATGTTCTAACTCGGATTTTGCAAATACATCATTTTCAAGGAACTCCTTTGAGAATATTTTTCTATAATCCATCAAAGGAAGCCGCTCTTTTAATTGATCTTTTGTTTCAAATATATTTATAATATTACTCACTGGCAGTGCCTCCTTTAATTTTTCCTATCTGCATATGTTTTGTCTCGTAAATCAATAATCTTATTTTTCTTTAATACAGTTAATTCTTTAGTAAATAAATATTTCACAAAATGTATATATACTATTATTGACGTAACTGGCCAAAATATTATATACATTATTAAATGCCCTATTGTCATTTTATTCGGACGCATGAAATAATATAATTTTATCAAATGAATCTGCCAACAACTACTACAATCAAATTTACAGCCATCACATTTATCTTTTTCTAAACTCCAACAAATGAAATATACTAATATTACCACAATATTTACCCATCCGTATATTAATAACAATTCCATTCCCCTCTCAATTTAAATCCATCTTTTTATTTTATTGTCAAACCATTCTCGTTCTCGTCTGTATTCCTTAAATTTTTCATGATAGTGTTTCTCAAGAGAATTCATGTCATTGGTTTTTATTATTTTTAACAATTTCAAATTTGGATTTGCCGTTTGAAATTGCTTTAATCGCCTTTTTGAATTTATGCTTCTGCCAATTTTTATTCTTTTGTTATCTGGATCATAAATAAAATAAACTTCCCCCCGTTGTTTTTTCTTTTGTGCTTTACTTATTTTCCTCTTAGTAGGTTTCCACTTTTTATTTGTTCTTTTTAATATTTCTATTGATGACTTAATTACAAATAACAATAAAAACATTAAAACAATCTCGTCCATATATGGCATAGCCATTTAATCTACGCCCCTATCTGATTTTTTTATTTATTCACATATTCACAAAATCTAAAAAATCTTTCATTTCTTTGTGCAACGTCCGGTCTAAAATTTGGTATATTTCCAGCCAATCTGAAGACCATGTCAGTGCACTAAACTCCCTGTTATACCGATTTTTTAAAGCATACGATAATATATTTGTCATGCTTATCATAATTGCTTTGAAATACTCTTCTTGGTCTGCATCTTTATCAATCATTGCATCCAGCTTTTTAAAAATCTCTAAATCTAAATAATTCGGTCGCCTATAAATCTTTCTTTTTTTCGACATTTTTAAATCATCTCCTATATTTTCTCTTTTGTATAGTATATGTACTACGCAGTTTTTTGATACCTATTTTTTAAAATTTTCTCTTAAATGTTTTTCAAAAAGCCTATAAATGTAATTTCCTGTATGCTTCGGGCTTATATAATGAGTTTTTAAACAATATCGTTGCTCAAAAGCCATCAATGAACCTAAGAATGAAGCAGGCGTCACATTAGTACTATATCGGTGCTCAATTATTGCATCAATGCTCCCTTGCTCCACCAAAAGCACCATTTCATGCTCTCGCGCTCGCTCAAATTCTTTTACAAAGCGTTCCCGAGCATGTGTCAGATTACTGGATAACTCTTCCAAATTTCGCTTTCTTTCGACAACCATTTTCGGAACAAATTCAGGTAATTCTATCAAACGATAAGTATAATCCCCGAAATCCAGCTTTTCACGAACAAACGAAATTTTCATTTTAGAATAAAATTTTAGTATATGATTGATTTCTTTTTCTCTTGTATCAATTACAATTTGTATACTTTTGGCAAACCTGTCAAGTTCCTTTCTTGTATATATTTGCATCATTTGCCCTTTCCGCAGTAATTACATTTATCACGCAAGTTAATCTCAATTATATCGGCTTTTTTTCTCATTAATTTAATGGAAAAAAGAAAATCATAGCCTATAGTAATCCCTAAAAATAATAGTGTAATACCACCCAATAAAATCACTATAGGTATATACATTATTATTAACAACAAATGTCCTAATGAAAATCCATCATCTAAGCTATCTGTAAGCCAATCATAAAATTCTTCACCTTTCATCACAATGCCTAACAAAGTGATTATATTGGAAAATATATATATCTTAAATAAAGTATCCATATTATTTATACTACATCCTTTCTTAAATAATCTGACAAATCTTACGCCCGCAAGCCGGACAATAATATGGATTATCTTTCGTCTGATAACCCATCAAACATTTGTGAAGCATATCGCCAAAAAAAATCCAATGGCAAGCATCGCATTCATAAGTGCATAACTCTACAATCTCTCCATCTACCAGTTTTTTCAATTCATTTTCACAAATAAACTTTATATTGGTATATTTTGAATCTATAGTTTTTTCCTCATGCTCCAGCAGGTTTATCTCCTTCTTCATCCTTAGCATTTCTTTTAACACTAATTTTCCTCTTTTCTTCCGATCAAACCAAAAACTGAGGAATACAATTACGCAACACGCAAAACTGCATCCTAATAAAATAATATCACCTATCAAATCTTCATCACCTCATATTACATCGATTTTAGCCCCGCTACAGCAAATCATATTTTAGGCAATGATTTATACCTTAAATTAATTCACGTTGAATGTAGGGCATGAACAAGCGGTTGTTTTAAGCTGTTTCTCTTTCGAGATACTGTTTAATTGGTTCTACATGGCATTGTAATGGTTCGCACCAGCAAAACAAATTAAGTTTTTCGTATTTCCCATTCATTTGATGGTGTTTCCTTTCGTAGATTCTTAATTTTAATCATTTACTCAGTTTCCCCAGCCTATATTTTCGTATAAAAATTCCTTCGCCATAATTTTCTAATTCCAAAGGAATCATCTCAACAGCCTCGCCATTTTGCAAATCCATGGCATCTCTCATTTCTTTGAATAAGACGATTCTGCCTAAATGATCAATATTACGCACAGCACCCATGATTTTTTTTACATCTTCTCTTAAAAATTTTATTTCTTTATCCACATTGAAACTCCTTTTAATTATTTTAGCTTATTATAGCATATTCGCTATTTGTTAGCAATTTATTTTTTTAAAAAGCCGCATTTTTCAGCGGCTATAAAGATGACCAACAATCACAACAAAAATATTTACTTTCATCGCTAATATCTATAGCGTCTAAACAACAGTAACGTTGATATTCACCTTTAGTATCAACAAAATATTTACAATTGGTGCATCTGGGCACTAATGGAGTATTTAAATCAGTCCACTGATGAGTTTTATTGTTTTCTCTTTCCCATTTTTGTTTGTAACAATTGCGGCATAAATGATTTCCATCCGACCACCGAAATTCCGAATAAAAATCATAATTATAGCACTTTTTGCATCTATATATTGTATTATCAGTCATTTTTTTACCTCTCTACTCTGTCTCGTATATGGTCAACAGCCGCCATAAGTAATTGCCTGACAAGCGGGCATTCTTTATGCCTTAAACTAACCTCAACCATATTTTGATGTATTAAACTAAAATCCGATTGCATATAATTATCTCGATGGAATTTGTAAACATCGGCATAAATGCTGTGCACTTGCTCTCCCTTATTAAACATCCAAATATTCCCTATTTGCCCATGTTAAGAAATAATGTTTGCAAGTCATTCCGCTTGACGTTCCACAACAATGATTCGCTGGACATATTTCACAATCTAACCCTATATTTCCACATGTATTATAACCACAATCTTTTATTTCTAAATCTTCAATTTTTAATCCATCCTTCCATGTTTCAAAATTTGTCAATTATGCCTCACTCCTTCTGATTTCATCAATACTAGCAATCTTGCTCCCACAACCAGAACAATATTTTGCTATAAAACTATATTCCTCATCAGCTACTTGCCGAATCATATTAGAATGAATTATATACTTACAGTTTTGACATTCGTATTTATTTAAGCCCTTATTTATAATGTTTGTTCCTTTTACCAATTTATTCGCTAAAGCATTTACTGCCTCAACAAATAAACAAAGCTGTGTTACATCGCCTTCTTTTGCCTTCTCTGGCAGAACTTTTTCTATATATTTTTTTTCAATTGCTAATTGATCTATCGCTTGTTTAATAGTCATTTTTAAAGCTCCTTTCAATAATAATATTTTAGATAATATTCCTCTAGTTTTTCAGCTTCGATTCTATTATGCTCTATTATTTTATCTTCTCGCTTTTTGCAATAGAACGGGTCTGTCCGAAAACCCGAGCATTCACAAAAATGCCGATCACAACGAGGTTCCGGTGCATAATTAATTTCTACCAAAACATTCCTTTTTTTTCTCATTATCCTTTCTCATGCCCCTTCTCTTTAAAGTTTTTGTT